ATGGCATATTCTCCTGAAACACGACACGCGGCCCGTTCCCTTTATTTAAAGGCTTGGACGCCCAATGAAATCGCTTCCGAATTAGGTTTGAACAGCACCAGAATTATTTATCACTGGGCTGACAAATTTGGATGGCGTGATATGTTGCGCGAGCAAACGATTGATGAATCGATAGCGCGTAGAATTGAAACCCTGCTTGAGCTGGAAAACCCAACCAAAGGCCAGCTCGACATGCTTGATAGGCTCATCAAGCACCACGTACAACTTAAAAAATTCCACGCTCAAACTCAGACAGTTGATGAAAAACACTCATCTAACAAAACTGAACCTGTAGCTAAAACTAACGGTAAAAGCTCTCGTTCTAATAAGTCAGACGACAAGCAGAAAAAGAAGAGCAAAAAGAAGAACAATATTGCTGAGCTGACCAAAGAGAACTTCGCGACCTGGCATGAATCACTCTTTGAATACCAGCACACGATGCGTAACAACCTGCACCAGCGTACGCGTAATATTCTTAAATCTCGTCAGATTGGCGCCACCTATTACTTCAGTGGCGAAGCATTAGAAGATGCGATTTTGACCGGCGATAACCAGATATTCTTATCCGCGTCTCGCGCCCAGGCCGAAGTATTCAGAAGCTACATTATTGCGATTGGTGAAGAGTTCTTAGGTGTTGAATTAACGGGTAACCCGATCATTCTCTCTAACGGGGCTGAGCTCAGATTCTTGTCCACCAACTCAAAAACTGCGCAAAGTTATCATGGCCACGTTTATGTGGATGAGTATTTCTGGATCCCGAAATTCGATGAGCTGAACAAACTCGCGTCAGCCATGGCGACTCATAAGAACTGGCGCAAAACCTACTTCTCGACCCCTTCCGCCAAAACGCACCAGGCTTACACATTTTGGACCGGTGACCAATGGCGCAGAGGCCGTGATACCCGCACCAATATTGAGTTCCCTACCTTTGACGAATATCGAGACGGCGGTCGACTCTGCCCAGACAAGCAATGGCGTTACATAGTCACAATTGAAGATGCGGCTGCAGGCGGCTGTCAGCTTTTTGATATTGATGAACTGCGCGACGAATACAGCAAAGACGATTTTGATAATCTGTTTATGTGTATTTTCGTTGATGGCGCCAGCTCCGTCTTCAAGTTCTCAGCCCTTGAAAAAGCTATGGTAGACATTAGCCGGTGGCAAGACTTCAAGCCCAATGACAAAGACCCCTTCGATCGCCGTGAAGTTTGGCTAGGGTACGACCCAAGCCGAACTCGAGACAATGCTTGTTTAGTTGTCGTAGCCCCCCCGATTGTTGCCGTTGAAAAATTCAGAGTACTTGAAAAGCACTACTGGCGAGGGTTGAATTTTCAGTACCAGGCGCAGCAAGTATCAAAAGTCTTTGAACGTTATAACGTGAGCTATTTGGGTATTGATACAACAGGCATTGGCGCGGGTGTCTATGACTTGATTAACAAGAAACACCCGCGAGAAACCGTGGCCATTCAATACAGTAATGAGAGTAAGAACCGTTTGGTGATGAAGATGATAGATGTGGTCGAAGCCAACCGCATTCAGTTTGATGTTGAACACAAAGACATTGCCATGGCATTCATGGCCATCAAGCGAGCGACAACCAATAGCGGTAACAACATGACCTTCAAAGCAGAGCGCAGCGAGTTAACCGGGCATGCCGATGCGTTTTGGGCGATTTCCCATGCCTGCATTAATGAGCCGCTCGATCACTCTGAAAAACGTAAATCAACTTGGCAGATGTAAATCAATGACTGAACAGACAACAGAAATAATCACGAAAGAATCCGCTAATGATGAAAGCTTGATGTTTAGCTTTGGTGAGCCAGAAATAATGGACCGTGATTTCACCAACTACGAATACAACGAGCTTTATTACAACGAAGACGGAAACTATTGGGAACCGCCACTCGACAGAGCTGGCTTAAATAAACTGACTCGGGCTAACGCTTATCACGGTTCTATCTTAATGGCTCGCCGTAACATGATTGCGGGCCGTTACACCCAAGGTGGAATGCAGAAACAGCAAATGCAATCAGCCGTGCACGACTTCTTAGAATTTGGTGATACTGCCCTGCTTAAGCTGCGTAACTACTTTGGCAAAGTCATTGGGCTATGGCCTATCCCTACTATGTATTTACGTAAACGTAAAAACGGTGATTTTGCTTTCCTAGAGCGGGATGACAAGCAAAAAAGTTACAAGAAAGAAGACGTTATATTCATCAAACAATACGACCCAGTTCAGCAAGTTTACGGTGGACCGGATTACCTTGGTTGTGTTCAGTCTGCTTTGCTTAGCCAGGACTCCACCACATTCCGTCGCCGTTACTATAAGAACGGTTTGCACATGGGCTTTATCTTCTATGCGACTGACCCGAACTTGAGTAAAGACGATGAGGAAGACCTAAAGCAGAAGATGGCTTCAAGTCGTGGTGTGGGGAACTTCCGCTCGATGTTCATCAACATTCCAAACGGCAACGAGAAAGGGATTCAACTCATACCCGTTGGTGACATTGCAACAAAAGATGAGTACGAGAAAATTAAGAACGTCACCGCACAAGAGGTGATCACCGGTCATCGCTTCCCTGTCGAACTAGCCGCAATCATTCCAAACGGTGGTACTCGTGGTGACCCGATTAAATTTGATTACGTTTACTGTAAAAACGAAGTGATACCCGCTTGCGAAATGTTCATGGATGCAGTGAACAGCGACCCAGAAGTACCAGAACACCTGCATTTGACCTTCAATTTGGACAATGTCGCGGCCTAAGTGGCGTGATGTTTTTTGCAATTACGTTTTTGACTGCAATTTACGCTCAGCCCTTTCTTCATAAGGGCTGAGAAACAACTCAAACGATCGTCATAAAACACAAACGATCATTAAAAAACCGACCTAAAACACAAAATCCATTATATTTCAGATATTTAACCCCCCCAACCAGATCAACACTGATCGTCAGAATTTCAATTCCTTGCAATTTTTTGCACTCTTCGTAATTTTGTTAGGCGCTCTGTAAGCCATTTTGAGCGCTGCTAACTTGCGGCAAGCCCTGTTATTCCTAAAGGGCTAGCGGCTTGTTAGCCTTCCATAGCAGCGGCAGAATTTCACTGAAATAGAATTGCGAAAAAATGAGATCGAAAACGCTTCAGGTGGGGAGGAGGAGTGCGTTTTCCGTGGGTTGGTTGCGCTTTCTGTGAGCTTGTGTGACAAACGTAAAAAGCCAACGTAAGCGATGGCTAAAGAAAGTGTAGTTGATATTAAGACTATTTTTTCTCGACTGCTTTAGTAGCTAAAACAGCCAAACCACCCAGGGCTACCCCCCAATAAATTTTGTAAACCTCGGGTTTTCTGGGCATAAACCAACTAAAATCACGCCTAACAAAGCACCAGTTGTGCCAACAACAACTTGAGTCGAAGACGTTTGCGACCTTGTAGCCCATTTAGCAAAAAGCTTACAGTTTCGGTCTGTTACAGAATATTTCCACACACCAATTTGAGAACGAGCTAGTTCGAGTACTTCTGGCACTGAACGATCATAAGTAACTTTAGCTGAATAAGTATGTTTGCCATGAGTTACTACATCCCAGCTTTCTTCTTGAACTGTGTTATTTCGCTTGGTTGCAGAAATGAGCTTTGGTAGCCCCTTTTTACATAAAGAATCTGATACCAAAGACCAATGCTGATAAACGCCAAAGTTGCTAACAACAATATCGCCAGCATTTTGAATTGACATACGTACCCCCAACTTGATTGATGATGCCAATGTGTAGGCATAATTAAAATTTCAAGTGGTTGCATAGATATACGTCCGCCTAAGCGGACGAAAATAGTTGGTTATAATGTGGATCGAAGCAAAATGTAGCCAACTATTTTAGTTACGCTCACGGCTCTTGCTAGGTGCTTTACCTAATGATAAATAATGATTTTTTTACTTTGCTATCGACTTAAGTATATTATGAAAAAAATAATTACATATAAGGAATTGTAATGGCTTCATTAGATGACGTGAGGAAATCTATCATTAAGTTTGCCGAACTAATAATTACTATTGCACAAATCCCATACTACAGTGATGAAAAAGAGAAAGACTTAGAAAAGAAAAATCAATCCGAAACCATAATTTCACAACCTGCAGAAGATTTTAAGAAAAAGAAGAAAAGCGAAAGTAACGAAGATGATAAAGATGTTAAGAAAAAGAAAGAAAGCGAGAGTGACAAAGATGTTGAAGACAAATCTAATGAAAATTAGCACAAATTAGACGATAGAAGGTGCCCGACATTATAGATATTTAACACCGTATTAGGTGTGTTGGGCACTTGCCATACTTTAACAGCAGACGTGTCATCACTATTGAATGCCTTGTTATGCAAACAACAACGAACAGTACCTATCTAACAGAATGATAAACAATACATATCCCAACACATATGAGAGTCTGCGATGCGACACATTATAACCCTAGCACTGTTCTGCATTTCTATTGGCGCATCAGCCCAAGGGGTAGATACGTATCAATTAGAGAAACGTATCGGAAAAATAGATGCCCAAATTGAAGAATTAGAAGACGCTAATTCCGTACTACAATTCTTCCACCCAAATATCGAACTACTCGGAACACAACTTCAAAATTCAAACTACAATACAAACAGCCTATTCAGTTCGTTGAAAGATATTAAGAAAACACTATCCCATATTGAAAGTGGGGAGCTTGGTGATGTCTCACTCTCTGAAATAAGACTAAAGTCAAACCTGTTTGAAGACAGAATGGAAGACGCCATGAATCATGAATTAATTTATGAATCATGGACCGACAGATTAAGAGAAAACTATACATTCTTGTCAATATACAACTCTGAACGTTTTCATAAACGCTACACAGCTGAAGCTGTGGGCAACTCAATTAAAGCTATTTTCTCAACCTCCGAAGAGCTTGACACTGTCAAAGAACACCTTTCAATCATTGATGAAGCGCTTCGGGAAGCACGATATTTTCTAAAAGAACAGGCACGAGAACAAGCTGAAATTGAGTACATCAGTGATGGCATTATTTCGATAGACTACATATTAGAGCACTTTAAAAAACAGCAACAAAGCGCATCTAAAAAACTATTGCTGAAAATCAATACCCTAGTTGATAAGCTTAAATCTGACCTCACTAGGAACAATGAGACTTTGTCTAAACTAGTTACTGAGCGGAAAAACCTCAATTCTAGCTTGCAAAGTGCGATCACAAAAAAAAGTGCATTAGACAACAGCTTATCTATTGCTATTTATATGATGATCATTGTCTTATTTCTAATGTTTTTTCTTTTGCGGTTTTTTCAAGCAGACGAGATAAAAGAACTAATTCAACATCGCACGTTAATAGAGATCGTAAGTATTGCATTCATACTTTTAACTATCATAATCCTAGGTACGGGCGAAAGAATAGGCACAGAAACGCTTGGTACATTGTTAGGTACTATCGCTGGTTATATTTTTGCAAGACGACCTACTCCTAACAGCAACCCTAAAGAATAAACTTAGATTTCTGGTGCTCCTAACTACTGAGGACACCAGAACTTTCTATCTAGAAGATAGAAATACATACTATTTGGATGAACTAAGAGCAGTAAGCAGAGCTTGTAAAATCACCTATTTAGAGAGGTGTAAATGTAAATTCAAAGCCCATATAGCTGTATAAATCATCACCATAGTTTAGTACCATGGGATTATCATTTCGATAGGTTTATGGTGTCATATGAGAGTAGTTTGTCCTGAGTGTGGCGAGAAAGCCCGCATACAAAAATCAAACCGTATATCAGTGGGTTATAGCGATTTATATTGCAGCTGTGGTGACCCAGAATGCGGCCACACTTTTGTTATGAATCTAAGCTTTAGTCGCACCCTTAGCCCGTCAGCTAAAACGACTTCTCAGCTAGCTTTTAACCTAGTAAAAGCCTTACCACCAGAACAGCGGCAAGAACTCCAAAACCAACTTTCAATGCTATAGCGAAAACTTCGGCGTCTCTGCTTCTGCGGCCATCTCAATAATTGATTGGATGGCCTTTATTTTATCTGCGTCTAGCACACCATTATTATCGGCAATCAAAAGCCCCATTAAGTACACACCAACCTGTGCGCTACCTTCACGAGCTTCACTCATTGAAATTCCGTCAATAATTACGTCAAGTGATTGTTGAAAAAGCTCTTTTTTATTAGACATATCTATACCCCTACCAACGACATAAGAATACTACTGTATATCCATACAGCGGTAAACAGGTGTTTTATATTCAGGTTAAGATGGGAGAAGCAGATCACGACTAAGTGTTTAAGCTCAGGTTTAAACATAAAACCATACTAAGCAGCACTATTAAAAGATGCATAATCACGTTGGTAACAAAGGTCCTTAAGCTTTGATGCAAATTTCAGGACCATAACCTGCTCTTCTAACGTCATTGTCTGTGGAAGCAAAATATTCTCTATATCTGAAACAATCTCGTAAGTTAATTTACTTTCTGAAATGTGCATATTGCATTACTCCTTTAGGTTTATCTCATTCTAAGTTAGCAACTATGGCCAACCCTGTTGTTTTGGGATGTTTTTACACTATCACGCCTTTTTTATTTCCAAAGTCCCCGTAATCACTGGCTTCAAAGTAGAGTTATCTGCTAAAAAAACTACTATACAGTTCTCAAACCTAATTCAAGATATCACCAGAAGAAGAACTTGAACTTCAAGGTGCCACTAAAAATATTGGGGCTATGCTTAGATATAAAATGAGAGTGGGATAAGGGAGGAGGGTGAAGAAATAGTGCCAAGATTTAGATTCGAGTCAACCATTGAATTTGAGCCATTTTTTTAGAAAAACGTTCGCTACGGTTGAGGCTATGTTCTAACTGGATTGTTAATTTTACAGGCCGGACAAGCGAAATCATGTTGCATTAGTTTCATCTAAAAACCATATATCACTCTCAAAACTCTAGTCATTCACATTCATCTGAACTTAAAAAGAAACTACACCAAAGGCCAATCGTCAGACTCAATGATTTCTAGGTAATCGGCCCACGATTTACTCGAGCGCTTACTTAAAGTGATATCAGATAAATTTGGCTGTTGGTATTCGTGGTCTTCATCTTCTCCGGTTAGAGGTTCAGGCTGTTTAGGCTCGAAATCATCTAACCAGCTTAAATCTGGCTTGGGTTGGTACTCTTCAACGAGCTGGGCAGGGCGAACCGTGCCGCATGGCAGGTGCTCCGCAGGGCGGATTCTTATACTCGTCTCATCATCTATTCGAATTGAGCTGCCTTCTTGCAGCGCGATTAGGGCTGAATCATCAATATTTGGCGGTAAACCACCACCTACTGAGTAAGGTTCTAATAATCGCTTAAGCTGATCGCTGACCTGTACTTTCTGCGATGGCGTACAGTTATTGACAGAACTCCGAGAGGAATCAGAGATTCCAGAAAGAGCAAGATCAAAAGCCCCCGCTTCAGCGTCATCGTTCTTTTCAGTTTTTGTTACTATCTGCCAGGTCTTAAGGCGAGTCTTAACCAACTCACCTGCAGCAAAAAAACCTTCTATCTTGCGGACGTCTTCGCCATGCGGAGAAGCAAACGGCAGCACTTCATAAGAGTTCGTGATCAGCAAATCCTCACGCTTAACGAACGGGCCACCCTGCCCCATGATGTAGCCTTGCCAGTTGCCATGGTCGGCCGCTTTCATTGTTCCTGCGACATTCACTTGGTCAGTATCAGCCCTCGCCTCATAGTTCTCAGCAATCACAGCCACTAGCTCTGCATTCGTCATGACATGAACTGGTTTAAACGGACCAACTAAACGGTACATAGACATGAGGTAAATAGAAGCCAACTCTTCACGTTCTTGCTTGAACACGTATTCCATGAAGGCTTTCTTGTTTTGACTTGCTAGGCGGCGCAGCTCACGGTAAGTCGTGACCGGTGCACCACCAAAGAATTGAAATTGACGAATACCCCAGCGGCTCTTCCAAGCATTGACGTTTTTGGCCATCGCTTGCACAGATTGCCCGGTCTCTTTCGAAACCTCTTCACCCATGGCATAGCCATCAATATTTTTAGAAATGTACTTAGCGATGTAACCTGTTGCTGTGCCTTTTTCTGGATCGATGTACCCAAAGTCACAACGAGGCTGATAATTGAATGGACCTTGAATAGATTGCTTCTTCGCTGCTCGCTTTTCGTTGCGATCGAAGAACGGGTAAAGCTCTTCTTTGTCTTCATCAACCGCATATCGAATAAACACATCACGCACCTTGGCCACATGCTCAGGCTTAACCCAAATCAGCAAATGCCAGTGCGGAGTACCATCGTGATGTGGCTCAGCAACCCGAATACCAAACCAACGAATTTCATCACGACCTAACTTGGCACGAATGCGCTGCCAAACCTTATTCAAATAGGTTTGTGCTTCACGTGGACTTGCCCCATTCCAGTGTGGAATGAAGCCGCCTTTCTTATAACTATTATGATATTTCGATGGTGTTGTCAGCGTTAAGAACAAACCTTGTAGCCCAAGTTCATTTCCGATATCTTCACAGCCACGACAACGAACCATTAACTCATGACGACGAATGGCAGGGTTCGAGATGCTTTTCAACACCATGTCTTCCATTTCAACTTCTTCGCCAGTGGTATCTTCTTGAAGTAAGTGGCCTTGAATAAAGTCCCAGCTCTTCTTTTGCTGAACTTGGTGTTCTTGAATGCAATCCCATGAAGCATAAGGTGATGCCTTCGCCGACACTTGCCCCATAGCAATAGCTAAGTGCTCGCGCATGATTTTGCGAATGCGCTTTAAGCGTCTAAACCACCACTTTTCACAACTCAACTTTGAGATAAACGACATGATATTTTCAGGCGTGATTTTCTTGTCATCACTTGGCGTTTTTACCCCAAAGCTACGCACCAAAGAAACGCACTGCTTATAAACCATTAATGCCGCTATGTTCTCACCGTTCTCGGTTTCACATTCAACTGTCTGAGTCAGTACCGTTTGATAGCGAATCAAGATAGACACAATTTTAAATGCCATCTCTCGAAGTTCATCTTCAACTAGCTCGGCAATGATTTTGCTTCTAACAGGTTTACGATTTTTCTTTGCCTGGTCGAAGTCGAAACTGGCTTGTTGGTTCGCTTGTTCAAAGTTGTTTTGCTGAGGCTTGCTATCGTCGTCGACAGCATCACTCAGCAAAGCAACCTTAGAAGTAGTAGGTAGTTGTTTGTATTGCTCTAGCACCAACAGAACACGCCTATGCGCGGGTACCATTTTTTCACGAATGAAAGTGTTCGCCGCAAAGCGGCCTTGCTTCTTAAAAACCGAAACATAGCGATTTGCGAAATACTTAGTTAAGTAATGAGGAAGACCGGCAAAGTGCTCTGACAGCCACTCTCGATCGGCAGGGTTTACTTCATATAACTTGCGCTCAACAACAGAAAGGTTTTCAGGCTCACGATCGAACACCTGGCGAGAAGACAAAGCCAAGTTGTCTGGAATTGGGGTAACTGCTTGTTCACCGCCTACCCATTCAAGGAAAGCTTCATGTGATCGTTCTTGTTGCTGTTCATTAAATTCAATGCTGCTGATATCAACATCTTGATACCACGAAATAAGGCGCTCACCAGAAGTTTGAACCTTCTGCAGTGAGCGCCTGTTTTTCTTGGAGGCGTAGGTTGATTTCATTAACACTCATCCAAGAAATCTTTGGGGTTGCGGGTAATCTTTAAATGAACTTGAATAGTGCTATCACCAGACAATAAAGCACCCAATAACACTTCATTATCTGGGTGATCACCTTCCAGCATTTCTACTAATAAAGTTTCAATATAATCAGGAGCTTCAGCCGCAACTTTCTGTGCTTCACTCATAACTGAACACCTAGTGCTGCAGCCCAGCTGCTAGACATAGCATCAGGTTTTTTAATACCGATTTGATTGGCTTTAAGGTGCTCTTCGCTCATACCTGTTTTCTGTTTAGGCATTTCAATGGCTTCTTTTAAAGTCATCCCTTCAGACAAACGGCCATATAGAGTAGCCTCAGAAATTTCCACCAATTTAGAGATAGCTCGCATCCCCTGCTGCCCTTTGTGCTCATGTCTGACTTGAGCAACCTGGGCGCAACGAGGCATTGTGACTGCTTGTTCAATATCAAAGCCTCGCTGTAAACGCTTCAACAAGGTGGAATAGTTAATACCGAAATTTTCAGCAATGGCTTTCACACCCTTACAACCTTGGTATTCATATTGATGAGTCATAACGCTGCTAGCTCCTGTGTATCCATGATCATGTGGCCGCCAGTGTGGTTACCTTTGATAATCACCCCGTTCAAAACGTGCTGGCAGTTGAACAGCTCGCAAGCCGTATGAATCGCGGGATCAGCCGATTCAAACTCACCCAGCAACACGTTCTTCACTTCATTGGTTTCATCATGGCGAACAACGCCGCCACCACTATTCAGGGCAACTGCCACATAACTCAGCATCAGCAAGCCTCCACAGTTGAGTAACCATGTTCATCGGCCATATCACGCCACCACATTTGCATTTGAGTAGTTTGAGAAGTGGACTTATTACAAGCCGACACAAAGAACAGTGCACGAACGGCACCTAAAGCTTGATTTGCGATATCTCGGTCAGAAGCGGTGTTGTAAACCACAATCCAAAAAGCCCACCAAGCGGTAATGAAATCTTCCAAGCAGAGTCCTTGTTCAGTACCGTTCACATTCACAAGTAGTGCTCGCGTAGAGTCCAAGCTCAGCACATCGCCTTGGCTAGTTTCTGTGATATTGAAAACACGCATGAACTGTTCAATCTTGCGAGTGGTAAACCCTTCAGAACGCAGCGCGTGGTTCAAGTCTTTCTGATAGACAGAGATAGTGCTCATGCTGCCTCCTCCCCTAACTTTTTAAGTAGAGTCGTTGCCTCTGTAGCAAAATAACGCGAATCTTGAATCTGTCTTTCTAGATCAGCTGTAGTGAGTCCAGCCTCTCGAACAACGTCAATACCCGCTTCCATGCAGTCGGCAGCTTCAATCAAACGGTCTCGTAAATGCCCCATTAAAATCACACTGTTTAAGTGAGATGAATTCGAAAGAGAAAGAACGCACACCTCTTTGCTTAAACCAAACTTACCGCCACTAAGTACATGAGTAATTTCATGCACCAGGGACGCTCCCGTTTTATGACCTTCGTTGTCAATTTCATGTTGTATCAACACATCTTTAGCTTGGTAGTTACGATCATCGACTCGAATTTCAGCCGTTTTACGGCCTAAACGAACTTCGTTAAAAAACTCTGATTGGGTTTTAACTTCATGTACTTTCATGCTCACGCCCCCACTGCCGATAAACAGAACTGCTCGAATTGATATAACGCTTCATCATCAAAGTGGCCTAAATCACGGAGGCCAAGCATTTCAAGAAACAGGTGGCGGTTACTCATATCTAAGTTCGCCCAATGGTGAAGTTGTGAAACTTGTTCAATCGAACCGTTGCGGTACCAGCTTGGAAATGAATATCCGAAGAACACACGAGCTCGATCGCTTTCCATTGCTCCTTTTATATCGGCTAACACGTCTTCTTGTGGGCGGTGAGTAGCTATAGGTTCTTGTTTCTTCGCGATAGCATCGAGCTGGATAAGAACCTGATGTTGCTGCTCTTGATTGCTTGAATTAAAACGTTCTTCGATTTGGTTGAAAGACAGACCAAATAAATGTTCTTCAATGTTACCCATCATGAATTCCTCAAATTTTGGATATAAAAAAACCTCCCTCTTTAAAACAAAGAGGGATAAAGGGTGTAGGCAAAATGCCTAGTGGCTAGGTTGGCTTGGGTATAACTGGGTTATGACCAGCGCGAAAGAACATCCTTTGCGTTGGCATCAATGCGGTTAATTTCGCGTGAAAGGCGCATTTGCTCGGCACTGCAATTACTCTGTGAAAACTGAGCCTTCAACTTTTCACGTTGTGAACGAAGCGGCTTCAATTGGCGTTCGCCAAGCTCTTTCCTTGTTCGCTCTAAAAACGTTAGGCCGCGTTCCTTTTGCTCACGGTTCAAAGACCAACAGGGCAAATCGGGGCATGGATTTTCTAGTGGAGGTACATCTAGGTTTGAATGTTCGACTATTACAACTGACATACAAAATTCCTCTAACTTAAGCCGGGGATTGGTGCACCGTTAGCGATAAAATCGACACCCATACTTAAGAATGGGGTTACGCCAGTAGTGCGATTTTCTAAATCAGACATAAGCAAAACCAAATTACCGATAGCGGCTTGAGCTTTTGCAATCGTCTTACGTTTATCACTTCTGTATAAGCGGTCTGCATTGCACATCTTCAATGCATCGCTAGACAGCTCACCAGACAGAACCGAATTATCGAGAATGCGTTCAATGAACGTCTTTGATTCCTCCTCACTGGGAATCTTGGCTACCACTATGCCTAAATCAGCTAGCACGGTATTAATGATGGTGTAGTCGCCCGTTTCCTTACTGATTAGTGCCATATCGACAGGCGTTAACTTGTATTGCTGCTCTGGGTTTAGCTTGCTGCGTAACACAGTTCCGCTTAACCCTATGCGTTTAGCAACCTTTTCAATGTTGTGATTGATTACAAAGTCACGGCAGACAGCGTCAAACGCGTTCTGTTTGGGCTCACGTAATTCGCACATGGCAACTTTATTATTCATATACGACACTCTCTACAGGAAAGGCGGAACGAGAATGACGATCCAAGCAAACAAATTAAGCCAACTTGGGCAGTAATTCTTAGTCGGAATAAGGGGAGAAATAGCCATGACTAACCCAATTTCTCTAACGCTTCACGAGATGCAATTTCCATCATGGCGATAACGTTAACCATAGGAATTTCATTTTTCGCAGCTTTAGGGCGAATGACTAGCTTGTTGTTTTCCATGTCTTTACGGAGTGTCGAAAGGGATACGCCTGAATAGCGAGAATACTCTTCAATACGCATATATGGGACAGGAGGCGATAGTGCAAATGACAACATGATGATATCCTTACAAGTTACTTTATTGAGAGTCAGGCTTAGTTGGTTAGCTGCCGTTGTTAAGCTTGAGTACGAGAAAGATTATTGATCCATTTTTGAGCTCTGTAAAGACATTAAAGTGGTTTGAGGTCGCAAAGGTGGTTTTAAAGAGCTATGAATAAAATTTTACCGTTTGAATATTTAAAGGGTGAGGCTTTTACGGAAAAGCTTAAAACGCTCACTGGAAAGAAAACTCTTTTAGAAATGTCTGAATTATTTGATGTTAAAAAATCCACTTTTAGCACTTGGAATACTCACGACAGAACGTCACATGAGCTTATGGTTCGCCTTCATTTGGCTTTAGGTATTCCAATTGAGGAACTTGCACTGCCTGAAGAAGAACGAGCAAAGCTACCAAGTCACCAACCAAAAACAATTACAGAGCAACCCACAGTTCAAATAACGGCGGCAAGTACAAACCCACAGCACCAGGCTGTGATTTTGAAGAGTTTTTGTTTAAGCGGCGGTAAGTTATTGGATACAGGCGAAATCCCGTACCCATTAAGAAGAATTAATAGCTTTGGTCTACAGAGCGCAGCTCTCATCGAACTAGAAACGAATGAGGCAATCATGCTCGTTGATAAGAACGATAACGATGCAGTAAACGGTAGTTACCTAATAAGCATTGATGGCCGTCATTCAATAAACGAAGTTCAGAGACTGCCTGGCAAACTCTTAGTCGAGTTCAATGGAACAACCATCGAAACACAAGACGGTGATATTGAAGTGGTTGGAAAAGTAGTAACCGAGACAAGGAAGAGCTAATTGTGAATCAGTTTACGGAATTAGTTGGTATGAGGTCTTACTTTCAAAAACATCTAGACGACCCCGTTAACTGGGTAGCGTTCATCAAAGAACATAACATGAGCGTAGAAGAACAAAAGTACTGGCGAGATCACTTCAATTTAGAACACCTATTTGAAGGGGAGCTTGAAGCGTAGAGCTAAAACAAAAAGTCGTGGGGCTGACAGTTCTTTCGTCAGCTAAACAGCGCAGAGCAAAAGTAACGAATATGACTAGGAATAAATTTAATTTATGGTCTTAAATACACACAGATCAGTGTCCAAATTAACCAAGTGGCTCTGTTACACAGTGATCATCGGGTTAATACCGATTGGGCTTCGATTTGCTTTCAGTAGCTTAATAGGAGGTTTTGCTCCAATTTCAGCTAGTGAATTCATTGCACTTGGTTTTGTTTTACATATTTCCATATTGAATGAACTAGAACATCTGACTGGTGATGAAACATGGAAGTCTGTTAGCAACGTTTTTTCAATATGCGCCATTGTGATGTACACAAGCTTAATGGCAATTCTTCTGGCAGTTGAAGCAGGATTTGATAAGATAAAATTTGAACAGTTAATCCAATTATCTACAACCTTAGCTGGTTGTTCGTTCTTTTTTTGTTTCGTCATATTTTGGAGGCTGACAGCCAAAGCCAAAATAGAAGCGCCAGCAGCCAATGGAGAAGTCCCATGTTAGCAGACATTTTGATCAGCGGTATTACGTTCATAGTAGTAGTTGCGACTCTAATTTTTGCAGCTTGGACTTACATCGATACTAAGCGCAAGTACTCTCACCAAGAGTTCATAACTGATACAAAACAAAAAAAGCAAGAAGCTCACAAACGCTTCAAAGAACGAACAAGGCTAGGAAAACGTGATTAAGAACTTCATTTATTTAGACGAACAAAAACTCTATTCATTCTCATCTCAACTATTCGAAGGCGTAACAGAGTATTACTTAGATCAACAGGTTGTAGAAGAGAGCGAAGAAGACACCCAAAAAGGAAAGTTAACTTCTGGTCGCGCAATCGCCAACGCTATAAAAGAAGCCTCTAGCTCCACATCAAAAAAGTTCCTACATGACTATGCTTTTAACCTACTAGAAGCTGAATTAATCAATAGTGAACTCCTTATTGATATAGATTCAAATACTTACACACACTCCGATATATGTAACTCCAATAAGTCTTTCATCCGTATACGCGCGAAAGGGAAATTTGTTGACCTAAAAGAAATCCAAGAGCTATTAAGAAATTTTTCTGAAATAGGTGACGCAATAGCGAAATCTCAACTCGCCGACAAGTACCAAGAGCTTGAGATATTGCAGTCTGAAAAGCAAAATAGTGCAGCGATAAATAAACTAAAATCAAACATAGACAAATCTGTCAGAAAACTAAAGTCACAAAGCCAACAGGCTCTACCCAACGAGTTAAGAAAAAGTATTGATATTATGCTTGAGCAATTTGGTGATGATATCGTTCGGTTTAAACAAACTCTCGGCGATACTGAGTACTCAACATATATGTCTCCTGACAATTTTAGAGATTCAATAAAAGCTATTTGTCGAAAATATTCGAGAAAAACAGCAAAAGAATTCGTAGTCTTAGGTACGATTTGCCACTCTCACGAAACCCCTGACGTTGAGATAGAAGAGATCTCAGACGAAGCATCGATGCTGTCTCACATGGTTGGTCTTGCCGAAAACATGTACGACTTAGAACAAACATTTGGTTCAAAGGGGGAAAATGAAATCATCATTGAACCCATAGCTGTATACACGGAACTGTAAATTTAACAATAAAGCGAGTCAATCATAATGGCGGCTATAGTCGCCTTATTTGGTATTTATACCGATTAAAACTGTCAGTATTGTTCAATAAGATCGCCAAGGAACATTTAATGTCAAACTTCCCAACAATCCAGAGCCTAAAAAACAAACTTATTCCGACGAAAGAAAGTGCAAAACAAATTGCCGAATTAGCGGAAAATGCCATTGATTCCTTCATTCCATCAGAAGCTTTAGCTGAACTACCCTTTGTAAGCACAGCTGTACAGCTGAAAAATGCAACAGATGCTTATCAAATTGCAAAATTGAAGCGTAACTATGCTGCATTTCTAAAAGGCCCAAGTGAAGGCGTAAGTACTGAAGAAGCAACTCAGTTTACAGATAAAGTGTTTGCTGATAATGAAAAAGCTCAAGAAGCTGCGGAAACTATCTTCGACATCATCACTGAGAGTGAGCGCCCTTATAAAGCTGAAATATTAGGAAACCTCACTGTAGCATTCGCAAAGGAAAATATTTCCTTAGAAGAATATACAGAGCTTATGCACATTACACGGTCTGCAACAATGCCAGCATTAAGATCAATCAATGGCTTTATTGAATTTAGCAATGGTAAGGTTTCCCATAATAGCGGCATTCAACAATATGAACGTGAAGGCCTACTTTTCTCTATTGGCGTGTTTGAGCGACAAGGCACACGTGGAGGGTTAAATAGTTTAGGAGAGATGCTTGCAATTCATGGACTAAGACACCCAAGCCTAACTTAGCTCTTTATGGCAGTCCGGAACCTAAAAGACGGCAACAAGAAACCTTGGCTTTGCGAGTGCTACCCGCAAGGCCATAGTGGTAAACGTGTTCGTAAACGCTTCGCCACCAAAGGCGAAGCGAACAGTTATGAATTCTACTTAATGAAAGAGATCGTCGACAAACCGTGGTTAGGTGAAAAAACCGATCACCGCCGTCTGTCTGACATAGTCGAGTTATGGTTTAAGCTTCATGGCCAAAACCTAAAGTCTGGCGAACACGCAAAAAACCGCATGCTGCACATTTGCGATGAATTAAATAATCCTATCGCTTCACATTTATCTTCGCGAGATTTCGCCCACTACCGTTCAACCCGAACCAACAAAGGCAGAGGCCGTGAAGGTAGCCTTTCTATCAGCTCAAACAATGGTGATATTGCCTGGCTAAAATCCATATTCACCAAGTTAATCAAGCTCAAAGAATGGAAGTTACCGAACCCTGTTGATGGTGTAGAACCAATAAAAAAAGCTGAGTCTGAAGTTAGCTTTTTAAATGAAGAGCAAATCATGCATTTGTTTGATGTTATTAAAGAAAGCAAAGTCAGTGAAGATCTCACCACCATTTTCAAAACCTGTTTAGCGACTGGGGCGCGTATAAATGAGGTAGTAGAAATGAAAGGGAGCCAACTATTTAAGTACAAGCTCACTTTCACCAATACTAAAGGTAAAAGAAACCGAACCGTTCCGATATCAAATAAGCTTTACGAAGAGCTTCACAAGCCAACAAATGATAAGCTTTTTAGCTGCGGTTATGGTGTCGCGCATAAGTGGTTAACAAAAGCCCTACCCGATTTACCAAAGGGTCAAGCGACTCATGTTTTGCGCCATACTTTCGCCAGCCACTTTATGATGAACGGTGGTAATATTTTAGTATTGCAGAATATTCTAGGGCATCAAAAAATTGAGCAAACTATGATTTATGCTCACTTTTGCCCGAACCATTTGAGTGACGCAATCACCTTTAACCCCGTCACTCAATACAGCCTATAA